TGTTCATAACTTTTATCTGTAGTAAAACATTTCAATATTCCAAATTTTAAGGCATTTTTTTATCAACAACTTATTAACAGGTTTATCAACCGATTTTTATAGGTTATCAACAGGTTATTAACACCCACAAGCCGAATACTTGGAGGCTTACATATAGTTGGCAGCATGACCACCCGCGAGCGTTGTCGCGGGTAGCGAGCTAGCCTCGCGTAGTCATGTTAATAAGCGCGGCCTATGGCCGCCTACCTTCTGGTCACTCAAGGATGGCGAAGCTAGCGAAGCTTTCGAGCCTTTAGCCTTGCCAGGCGCATCCTTTCTAGCCTTGCCTTGACTTTTTCGCGTTCCCAATCCTCTGGGTTATCTCCGTATAGTTGCTCGGCTCTTCTTTGGTAATATCTTGTCAGATTATCCCATTCTTCTAGGTTGTCTGTGCTTACCTTTTCCCCTGCTATATATCTGTATCCTCTTTCTTGCTTGATTATCCATAGGTTCTCCCGTTCATCTTCGGTGTATAGCTTGTCGTGGTAATACTTTGGCAATGGCAGCTCTGCTCCGTCTTCCATCTTATAGGTCTCTTTTGTGTCCTTACCTCTGTAACGATTTCTTTTAGCGTTATAGCTTGTTTCGTAGCGGCATCCTATTCCTGCACTGCACATTACTTTTCCTCTGAAATCAGGCCACTTTTCGCATATCTTTAACATGTATTTAGTTACATAGGCAATTGTTGTTTGGTTAACGTAATCTCCTATGTAGGTATATCCGTATCCCCACTGGTCTACTTTTTCCTTCGTACACCATACTATTCCATGCAGGTGTATTCTACCGTAGTCTTCTCCTTTTTCGGTCACCATCCAGTGTCTGATGGACTTCCCTGTTTTCTTTCGGATTCTTTCCAGCCATCTTCTTATTGCTGTCTTGCACATCTCGTTCTGTTCGGTATAGTTTAGGTTTTCTTTATTCTTCTTGAACAGTTCCCATGCTAGCTTTTGATAATTCTCTTCGTTGAATGTCAGCGTGATGAATAGTGCATCTGGATTGTTTTTCAGCTCTTCTGCTAGTCTGATTCTCCAATTTCTTGCTTTTTCTTTCCTGCATTCGATGCACTTTCCGCACTTTGTCGGCACATATCTTAGTCTTTCATCCTTGCATTCTGGTACATTTCCTTGATTTTTCTTTGTGAACATATATTTTCTGTTTAATATATACTTGGTATACAGACACATAATTATTATTTTTTTGCATTGGTCGTAAGAAAAAAAAATAGAACAGTGCAGCGTATGTAGCATTATGGTCTGGCGCGCTTGCGTGCCTGACCTCTGGTGCATACGTTGTACTGTTCTTAGCCGCGCGGCGATTGCGCGCCACATAGTAGCGAGTTCCGCATGGCGCGTTAGGGATAGGAGGCGAGTATGGCCTTTAGGCCATTTGTCTGAGCCGTATAGCCCGACCCCCCCTGTGGGGGTAACGCCCCCTATCTTTTTATGAGCCTTAAGAACATATTGAGTATCTTCCCAAGCAGTCGTGAGTATTCTCCTTGACCTGTCAGATTTTCTAACATATCACTGAATGCTCTGTCCTGTTCTAATTCCCAGTCATCTCTTTCATACTGTTTGAGTAATAATTGTACTTCTTGCGTCGGTTTGGTCATCTCGTCAAGTTTGCCTTGTGCGATTAACTCCATGTCCTTACTCAGTCTTTCGAGGATATTATTGTCAAATAACATCTTTTTCTCTTTGTAGGAAAGTTCTGCAATATCACTTTTAAATCCTTTATAGTACTTTTCTATTAGCGTATCTTCCCACCCGTAGGATTTTCCTTTTTCAAACCATGAGCTTGACTTTATCACTTTGTTTATGTCGTCTTGGAACTGTGCTATTCTTGTTTGTACTTCCTTGTTATCCACGTTTGCTTTAATGAGTTTGATTGATTCCTCGGTCGCTTCTGCTGTTTTTTTCAGGTTTTCAATCTTCTGTTCTACTTCCTCGGTATCTTTCTTGCTCTTTCTTACTTCGGCTACTTTCTTTGCCAGGTCTATTCCTATCCCTACCAGGTTTTCCACTTTTTGCGCTGTTGTTTCGCTTCTTATCTTCTCGGCTTGTGCATTGGTTAGAGCTGTTTGTGCTGCTACCTGTTGTGCCTGTAATGCCACTTGTAACCCCATTGGCTGCATTGCTGTTGCTGGTTCGACTGTTGCACCGTGTGCCTGACCTGAACTTCCTGACCCTCCGTTTAGCAGTGCTGGATTCAGTCCTGCGGCTTTCATCTGCTTTACCTGGTTCTCGTAACCTGTATAGTCAAACATTTCCTTGGCGTATTCCTGGCTTTGTGCTGCTGCCTCTTTGTTCCACTGGTTCTGCTGCTGCATTCTTCGGTCTTCGTCTGCACTTTGTCTTCCATACATCTCTCGCCCGTATTCCATCTGTTGTTGCTGGAGTTCTCTTTGAAGCTTTCTGTCCTTTGCGCTGCTTGCTGCTCCCGCTATAGTTCCTGCGATTCCTGTAATTAGGCCGCCTCCTCCTTTGTTTAGAAAATTAAGAAATCCCATAGTCTCTGATTGTTTTCGCGCTTTTTTCAAAAGCGAGGTTTTTATACTAGATTATAATGGCTACATGCGTACCCGAAGGTACGCATGACTTATTGAAGTCCTACTGTCATGTAGGTTGCCCAGCATCTTTTGGTGCGCCGCCTTGAGCGGTATCTTTTTTATTAACTTCTTCACTTGGTGGTTGTTGTCCTTTTGCGATACGTTCTTTGTTCACTTTGTCCATCGCGTTTTGTGCGATATCCCACTTGTCTGCCCGCACGTCGTATTGTGGCATTACTCCTTTTTCTTTAGGCGTGAAGATTAATGGCGAAGTATCCCTGATAGGTTCTCCTATTTCCATTAGTAATTTGCATCTGTCCTCGATAGACCGTCCTTCGTATGATTCCACCCCGAATTGGGTAAAACTTTCTGTAATGATTCTTGGCTTTCCCATATTGTTTACATTAAAGGTATCTGTGCTGCGCTCATAACGCGTCTTGCAATAATTCTTTTTCCGATTTGTACCCAGAAGTCTCTGTTTGTGTCCGTGTTCGTCGCAAAGATATACGTATAGTCTTTTGGTGATATATATGTACTTGGATTGATGATTTCTCCTGTATTTTCATCGACATCATATATTCTGTTCAGTACCATGTAGCTTTCGATTTCTCCTGCTGCGAAATCTGCATATGTTTTGTTTACGTCCGTCATGTAGTTTAGCCATGCAGGTTGCTTTCCAATCGCATCACCGATGTTTGCCCGTCCGTTCATCTGGTTGGTCAACAGGTCTTGATATCCGATTCCATCCAGCTGTGGTTTGTGAAGGTCGTCCATGGTCTTTAACTGCATCATATCCCATTCGTTACCCTGTGAGTAATCTACATTCGGTGTGATACTTGCAATACCGATAATATAGCATGGTTCATTGCACTTGATTACAATCTTTCCACCTTTCTTTCCTTGGTTGAATCCGCGTCCTGCTAGGCTGCCCAATGGTTCTTCCACTCCGCTTGCTGTTGATGCCGAGTTTGATACTACTGCTTCAAAGTCGATTGTTGTTGACATACCGCCCTCGTATACTGGAGTTTCCGCTCTGAAATAATAGTCTGTTGTGTATACGGTTTCGATCCAGTCTTTGTAACTTCCGCCGCTGATTGCGATACGGTTCAGCATGTTGTACACTTTTTGTGCTAGGTTCAGCGCGTCCAGATTAAGTTTTCCGTCGCTTACGTCCACGTCCGTTACTGCATTGATTCCGTTGTCTCCGTCTACCCATTCTTTGTTAACCCAGTTGTTGAACAGGTCTGACTGATGCGTTTTCAGACACAATCCCCCCATCTCGCTTGCTACGATTGGCGGAATATTCTGCGGTGTCCCTACGGTTTCAGGATTCGGACTGAACAGTGTGTTGTAGATGAACAGTGATTTTAACTTTTCGTCACTTTTTTTCCCGATTCGGATTTGTTCGCGTCCTTTACTTAGAATATATTCCCTTAAATCGTCAATTTCCGTTAACGGGAATGAACTTGTGTATGCTTCTGTTACCGTTCCTTGTGCGATGTCTTCTGTAGCTCCTTGCAATGTTATCTCTTCCCCCATTGAGCCTTGAAACGACTTTAAAAATACATACCGATAGCCTTCTATTAGCTTTATCACTTTCTTATTATTTTCATCGGTCTCGATTGTGTATAGATTTTCTGCTGGCATCTGCATATATACATCGTTTGAGTCGACAGTAAATTTTATTTTTTTTATGTCTTTTAAGTTGATGTTAGTTCCTGTAAATGTGATTTCGGGCGCGCTAGTGCATCTCAATCCATTCCAGTCTATATCAATTACACCTTTGAACATTCCTGTTACTATAGTTGTCGCATTCTGTATCAAACTACCACCCATCACATAGAACCGTTCTTCCTGTTTGTTTGCGTAGTAGTTCTTGAAGACGTCATAGTATGCCAATATGGGTACAATTTGATAGTCTCCTTTGCTTTCATCACTGTTTGCATCAAATGGTTGTTTCCGCACTCCCATATATTCCGTCAGACTTCCTTTGCCCATTTTGTAATCTTTTGTCCACATACCAGCTGTTGGTAGCTTCACCTTGCTCATGTCCAGTCCGATATTGAGTGTGTTGTTATGCAGCATCGCGTTGTATAATCTGATAGGACATGTGAATACGTCTGCCTGGAACTTGAAACTCCCGAACAGTGGTCCGATTGTCGGATGCGTCATGATTTGTGTATCCAAATCTATATCAAATGTATCTCCAGGTAATCCTATTAGCTTCATGAATGGTACTAGTGTACCTACTCCCATAGGACTACGCCAGGCGCTCGACAAGTTGTGTGTACTTCTTCCGTATTCTCTAAGGGAGACCGACATCTTGTCGGAATCCCCTAATGTGTTTTTTCCTATGTTTACTTTCATTGTTTCATATCTTTAGTTGATAATTCGATAGCTCTGCCAAATGCTCCTAAAATTATTTTGCATATTCTTTCCAGGTTTAGGCTTTCTAGATTGTCGATTAGCTCTTCTTTAGTTTTGAAAAATCCGTCTGATACAAGTTGCTTCCCTACTGTTCCGTACCATATATCCTCATCATGAATTCTTCCTTA